ACCATCGTCTAGTAAGTCTTTTACTTCTTGATTATACCTTTGACCATTTGCAAGTTTTTCAGCACGACTAGGCTCATCTTTACCAAGTCCAAAGTTCATACAACGAAAGTTACAACCAAAGGTACGCAGGAACACACTAGGTACTCCTACAAACTTGCCTTCACCTTGCACACTATAGAATGCTTCTGAATATCTTAGCTTCATCGTGCAAACTCCTGTTGTAATTTAATGTTGTCGAAGAACTCTTTCTTAGTTCCTGCATCATCTTTAAATGCACCACGTAATACAGTTGTCTGTGTAAGACTACTAGTTGCCATAATGCCTCGGTTCTCGCAACAACCGTGTGTTGCTTGAATGTAAACACCTAAATGTTCTGCATCAGTTGCTAGTTGTATTTCACGTGCAATATCATTTGCAAGTTCTTCTTGCAATGTACCACGCCTAGCACACCATTGTGCAATACGTGTATACTTACTAAGTCCAATAAGTTTATCACTAGCAATAATACCAATGTATGCTACACCTGCTACTGGCTGGTGATGATGCGAACACATACTTTTAAGTTCACTACGTACTACTAGCATGCCATCATAACGTTCATCACTGTCATTTGGAAATGCTGTTGCACTTGGAGCAGGATCATAACGTCCTACCATAATTTCATTGTAGTACATTTTAGCAAGACGCTTTGCTGTACCCTCTGAGTTAGGATCATTAATACGATCAATTAGTAGTGCATCTAGTACACCTTCAAATGCTGTAGTTGCGTTATTAATAAGTTCTTCTTTATCGCCTGCCTGTAATACTTCGCTGATGTTATCACCAGCCCAATAGCGTATGCCTGCGTCTTCTAATTTAGTCTTAATCTGTAGTGCTTTATTCATTAATTTCTCCGATGTTTAGGCAGTGGATTGCCGTTAGTAAAATACAATGCACAATAGTTATATTATACATTGTATTTAGGTTTTTGTCAACCATTAAAATATTTGTTTAACATTTCTAGTCGATCATCTGCTGTAGCTAATTTATCAAGTTCTTTTTGAACAGCTTCTACAATATCACTGTGTTCGCCGATGCCGGCAGGGTTATGCATATATACTTCTATATTTGCCTTGTGGAGTTCTATTTCTCCTTCTGCGTGTTTCCTTGCAGCTCCTAGTAGTGTTGATCTCATTATAAACCTCCTAAAAATCAAACCTTGCTTGGTGTGCAACATTCTTATCATACTCAAATTCGATATTATTTCGATAGTTGCCTTTTGATGGAATTACGTGTCGTACTCCACCTCGGGGATCCACCATGTCCCCTTTCCGTCTTGGAATTAAATGTACATGTGCATACATAACAGTTTGACCTGCTTCAACTCCTACATTCTGCCCAATATTAAACGCATCACAATACCCACGTTCAACCCAATCATAACCCCATTTATATGCTGCCTCAAAACATTTAGTAAGGTCACTCCAGTGTTCTTTTTTTGGTACAAAAAGAACATGTCCTTCTGTTACTGGAAAGCCGTCTTTGTATACCGTAAAGTGTTTTGTGTCTACTAAAATTTCTTTCCACGGTAATAAATCTTTATCTTTCATTTTTAATTTCCTGAGCCAGTTTTGAAATTTGTCGTTGCTTTCTAAATATACTTTCTTTAGTACTTTGCATATCTAAAAACTTAGTATTAACTTCTTGCATCTTTTTTAATTGCTGAATATCTTCATTTACACTTTTTTCTAAAGATTGTATGTAATTTTTTTTATCTTCAATACTCATTAGTATGTTCCTACAGCTTCCCAAGGATATACTAACCAAACATCATCTTCTGCTTTATTAATTTCATGTGTATGAAAGTTAATGTAATCAAACTCACTAGCAAGATTTTCAGTAAGTACTGCAAACTTTACAGTTTGCCCCCAAACTGTATCCCAACTTTCATTATCAGGATAACAACCACTTTCCCAATCTTTTTTAATCCAATTAAATGTAGCACCAGTATCGTTAATATCATCTACAATAAGTATCTTCTTACGTAGACTAAGGTCCCACCGTGATCCTGTTATCCCTGTTTTATCTTCATTATTACGACCAAATGCTTCTTCAGCCATCCAAAGATTGCTTTCGTTTTCTTCGCCTTCTTCAGAGTCGCGTAATTTAACTTTAAGTGCTTCACAACGTATGCCTAACATATTGCTTAGTATAGTAGCAGGAACGTTACCACCTCTAGTAATACCTATAATGTAGTCAGGCCGCCAGTTGTCGGCATACATTTGATTAACAATGCTTATGCACATGCGTTCAATGTCAGTCCAGCTATAATAATGTTTCTTAATCATTATTTGCATCTCCTATAATCTGTTTTCTTGCATCTGCACCAATTTGTGAATCAAGGATTGTTTTAACTTTTGTAAGCATAGCACATGCCATCATTAGAACATCTTCTCGACCGTTACACATCATAATTTGTTGATCAATTGGTTGACATAATTCTGCCATACGTTGTGTAATCTTACTCAATTTTAATTCTCCTTATTAATAATGTCTGGTGTTATCATATCTACCGTATTTACAACTGTTTTTCCTGCATATACTGCTGTTGTACCTGCTACATCTAATATTGCAATACTAGTAGAACAAGCATTAAGTAATATCATTAGAAATATTACTGTTAATCCTTTACTTAGATTCATTTTGTTTACCAATCCAATCTTGCTTAACAAGATTATATACATGTTTAAACTTTTCGTATACGTTCTTTAAGCCCGGATACTCATTACACATTTCTTCAACTTCGTCTAAGTCTATCATATTACTTACAGTATTATAACCACTAATATTAATAGTGTCAGTATCATATGTATAAGCAGGAGCAATAGTGCTTACATGCCCTGGCGCAGCATCTGATATATTAATAGTATATTCTCCACCGGTATCGTTAGTATATACCGAGTCTTCAAAAGTAAGTCCACTTCTTAGTGTTATAGTATCATTGCTCATTTTTAATTCCCTCGTAAAGTAATTTTCCTGAAAAGAAATCTTTTTGTAAGACTTCTATTTGTTTAACTAACGCAGGTAAGTATGAATCATAATTTTCCATGTAATCAATTATTTTTGCAATAACCATTTCTTTATGAAGGTTATATGTAGAGACTGAAGAAGTCCATTCTTTAGGATATTTAAATTCTGGAACAGCCATTTCACTATAGCTTAGTCTATTTGGAACCATTGGAAGTGCTCCTACTATGGCTCCTTCGTACCAACTAATGCCAAGTGTTTCTTGCAAGTTAGCACTGAACACTAGTTTAGCTTCGCCTAGTAAGTTATGATATTCGTTCTTTGTAAGTTCTTGATCTTGACAAACAACAAACTCATATTGTGGTAGTTGTTCTTTTAGATCTCTAAAAATATCAATTTGTTTTTCAGGAGCAATTCTATGCGGAAACAAGATTAAATCACGTTTTTGCATACCTTTGTATTGCTCTAGACTATTATGTAAATACTCCATTGGCCAACCAACACGCTTCATTGATCTACGATCAAGTTCCCCAACATCATTTGCAAATGCATCTGCAAACATATCTATATGGAATTTTGTTGCAAAATAGTTATCGTTGTAACAGTTATACATTGATAACTCTGCTTGTCTTACCCACGGCTTATCGCCAATTAGCCTACCAAGAAAATCATGTGGATCATAACTACCTGCATGCCACATGCCGCCTATACGAATATCTATACCTAATAGTTCTGCCATATACCGTAGTTGAATAACTGTAGGGTTCCAAGCATCTGTATATAAAAAGTAGTCACCGTCTTTAATATTACCTTCAGCAAACAATCTACTAATCTCTAACATTTGTTGAGATTTATAATTATTAGTGCCGGCAAAATTTAAGAAAGCCCCTGGTGTGGTTGCTTGAGGAACTTCACCACCAGATATTACTATTACGTTACTATTAGTATAACGTTCTAGTTGCTTAGGCAAATGTTGTTTCCACTGTCTAGTATAACGTGAATCAACTGCCTCGATGTCTACTATATATGCTGTCATTAATTCCTCCGTGTGTTCCTCTTATTTTTATTTTGCATCCAATACTGCCATTTCTTATATGATTGCCAACTTGCGGCATTATCGTTATAAAGGAATCGTTCGTCGTATACTTTTCCTTCAAAACGACAGTAGTTGAAAAACTTCTCCAAATCGTCAAACACTTGGTCGACTGGTGGAAAGTTCGTGCTCATTTTAATAATCCTTAAATAGGTTTCGGGTAAAAGATCTGGCAACCGTTTTCTCCATCTTCGGAGACTTCGATCTCTACAAAACGGCCAGGGTATTTTGTAGAAATTTCTTCGTACAAGTCATCTGCAATCATCTCACAGCTCTTGTGATCTAGTTGTATTACATCTTGTGCATACAACCTTTCCATCCAACGTTTAAATTGGATAAATTCAATATCGCGATCATCGTGGAATACTTCAATGCGTACTCTAAAGTGAAAAATATGACGATGAGGAAATCCAAGAAATGATACATCATCCCAATCGCCAGTTGCTAGTTTAGGATCAGTGTCTGCTCCAGGATATAAGTGTATACCTTCTTTCTTAAAGGTTACCCAAATACTTCGTTCTTGTGTAGTTGTTTCCATTTTATTATTTTCCTCTCTTATTCGTCTGAGCATATAATCGTAATATCCTTCACGTAATATCATTATACAGTCATTCTAATATGTTGTCAAGGCCGTATTTAGACCAAGGTGTAAATTTATTTCTATCCATTAAGTCGTGTAAGCTATGGCACCAGACTCCTGGATTAGATGCATTAAATCCTTTGTCGTCAATTTTAACCATTGCATTGTATCCCCACTGTTTAATGTAAGGAACAACTACACGAAGTTGTGGAATAAAGTTATTGTATTCAATTAATCCGCCTTCCATAAACCATTCTAGGTCAATTGTGCTTGGAATATCTAAGCTACATAAAATGTCGTCTTTTAAGAAAAGAGTAATTAATGCATCCCACTGATTAAAGTCATTTGAGTTAACTGGATTGTAACTGTGATTAGCACCAAAGAAGATATGTGTACATTCTTCGCTAATGTATTTTTGTCTAATTGCATAGTAATCTTGTACACCTGTAACAAATAATGTCTTCATTCCAAATGCAGGAGTCTTTTCAACTTCTACGCCTGTAAAGAATTGAACGTCTTCTTGTTCGCCTGTGTCATAAGATCGTTTCATTTTAAAACCATTTGTATTAGTTGTTGATTGAGTCGGTGTATTTCGTCTTTGTACCAAAGTTTTAATGTTTTCATTCTTTGAACATTATCATCTATATTAACATTAGTATAACACGATTGTATGACATTGTCAAGCTCTCTATGCTTAATTTCTAAAGTTTTTAGGCGGTTCCTTAAACTATCAACCTTGCTCATCTTCCAAACTCTCTAACTTTGTGTCGTCAAGTTCTTCTTGAGGTTGTTCAACTGTATCTTCTATGTCAAACAACGCACTGAAGTAAGTTCCTGAATTTTTAGTTTTCTTTCCAATAGCGCCTCTAGTACCAGGTATAGCCATCCAAAACTTTGAAAACTCTTCAATTACTGCATTTGCTTCATCTCGTTTGTCAGTTGCAAATACTGCTTCCACAACGTCTCTAAATAAAACCCTGTCAAATTGCTCTTGTACAAGCATTTTAGGAATGTGTCCTGCATCGTATTGTCTGTTTGCTTCTTGAACTGCATTAATATGACTCCATACATTATGACCCATTTGGATCGCATAACTAAAGCTATCCCAACTAGTCTTTCCTTCTTTACCTATCTTATTAAGATCACCTGGACCATATATACAAATATCCTTTGCTTCTAGTCCGTCTGTAATAGGAGAGTTTTTAAAACTTCTGTGTTTGCCTTCACGTACAAATGCAGTACTAAAAGGAGTTGTGTCTGTTGACATTGCCTTATCGTCAATACTAGGTACCATTCGATACACCCACTTTGATCTATCTTCTGTTTCTAGTTCGCAATAAATTTGTCCGTTAGCAGTAGCAAGGAAAGGACTTGCACAATCAAATGTAATCATAAAGTTCGGGTTATGATACTTACGAACTGCTCGTTGTATATCAGTTAACAATGTAGCCCATTCTAGTTTAGACGTTCCTAAGAAGTGCATTACATCGTGTACTCCTTGTTCCAGTAGTCCGTCAAACCTCAATGCAACTAGACGTTTAAGAACCAAATGCACATCGCACATGTTCTGTCCGCCCATTGACCAACCGTTAAAATGATTGTCTGGATATACTGTTGGATCACAATAGTCTTTCATCTGCTGATACCAATCTTCTGCATCAGTATGATTTTCGCCTTGTAATACATTTAAGAATTTACAAGCACCAGTTCTATGTTTCAGCCAATAGTCGTTATTAATACGTGTTGCTTTAACAGCTTCACTATATGTACTAATGCCTGTTGCTTTTGCACCTTCGGGTGAACGTGCAACCCAGGCTGGAATATCTAAGATCATACCATAATCCATGTATGCATCCATCCAACGTAACACACCGTCACGTTTTTTTTGTGCCTTTGGACAGTTAGGATCTTTCCAATCACCTTCCCAAACTCCTTTACCAATTTGGAAACCACCTGAGTCACCAAGTGCCCAGGTGTTAGCTCTATCTCTGTTACGGATCATATCTTCTTTAGGACTATGTTTGTTAGTGTCTAATTCAGCATGTCCTGCAGAGTAAAGCGTCCACTTGTATGTGAACGCTCCTTCTTTTGCATTAAGATAGTTTAGACTTTCCATACCGTTTTTTAAGTTACTAGGTATACGAGCAGGGTCAACGTACATTCCTTTAACAGGATCAGGGTAACGTTGTTTACCTATATACGTTGCATAGAATCCGCTAAGTGCGGGTAGAAAGTGTGCATAATCACTTTGTGCTGCTGTTAAATCACGATTCATTATTTACTCTGAGCTGGTAAGATGTAGTCGTATTTTGCCATACCACTATCAACACTAATTTGCATTGCACCTTGATCACTAATGCTCATAGTTAATTCACCATTCAGATTAAGAATACTTTGAACTTGTGCTACAGGCCAACTCCATGTATGACTTAATGTTCCTTCAACTGCGTTTTGAAAAACAAAACTACCTGCATGAGTAGCTGCGTCACCAAAACTAAAAATTAAATCTGTTACTCCAGCTGTTTCTTCAGTCTTAACATTAAATGTAGGTTCTTCAGCATGAGCTGCACTTTGCAGTTTCATACGACTGATAGCTGCCATACTTGGCTTAAATGATACGTTCCATGCTGCACCTTTAAACTTTACAGTTTTAAGTTTTTCTTCAATGATTGCTTTATTCATAAAGCGATAATCATTTTGGAAGTCACCACCAGCATTTTCAAAATGAATATGTGTTGGAATAACTTCTCCATTTCGTTCTGCTTGAACAACTTCTAGTTTTGCATCCTTTTGATATTCAGGATTCTTTAAGTGTAATGCTAACTTGTCTAAGTTTGGCATACCAAAAGTTCCTGTAAATTCAGATACAGTATTGTGTGTAGCCGAAGATAAAATTACTGACCTATCTTCAGCCATAGAATCGATAGATGTTACTCCATCTTCAGAGGTAACTTTAACTAATGTTAAAAAACCTAGTGCGTGTGTATGTGATACCACGTCTTGTAGAATGTCTTTCATGCCTAATCTCCATTGTGTATTGTTATATTATAGTGCCTAATTAACTGCTTGTCAAGAACTTTTTTACTTTATATTTAGGTTCAAAGCCCAATCCCTGCAATATGCTAACGTCTGCCTTTGTACACATTCGTTCGTGTATAGTATTTAGACGCTTCGGAAGACTTGGTGCTAAAGTGTGGATCTTTATACTTTCTCCAGTACCTATGTCTATTAATCCATTTAATTCTTTATGTTCCATAATTAGTTCTATGGCATCACATAAGTCTTCAATATGAATAAAATCTCTACTATGATCTGTTACATATTCTAATGTGCCGTTAATTAGTTTATCTAAAAACATTCCTGCTCTTGGCTTATTAGAATATACTGTGTGAAATCTCATGCCCACTGAATTTTTAGGTGCAATTTGATCTATTATAAATTTTGAAGCAGCATACGGATTTAGTGCTGGTTCGTATGCACTACTTGAACTAGCATATAGAATTCTTGTTTTCTTACTGAACGCATTAAATATTCTTTTAGTACCTTCTACGTTATTCATCCAATATGCACTTGGGTCGTTAATACTTTCTCTAACCCCACTTTTTCCTGCTAGATGTATTACTAAGTCTACATCATACTCTAATGGGCATGTTGTTATATCTAAATCTTCTAATAGATCTAGCCCGTGGACATTGTATCCTCGTAGCCACAAACGATCATACAACGACTTTCCAATATAGCCCAAGTGTCCAGTTAGTAATATATTCATATAGCAATACCTGACTTTTGAAACTTTTCTAAATATTCTTTTGTTTCTTTCCAATCAGATACTTGTATAGGGTCTGATACTTTTATAGCTAATGGATAATCGTTGCCACCTGGTTCCATCATATTTCCAAAGAAGTATATTTGGTCATCTTTATTAAAGTCTTTCATAATTTGACTTTTATCTAATCCAATTGGTGCAATATCAAACCCGGTATGCTTGCCAAGTTCATGCAACCATTCCATATTGCTAATAGTACAGCTGGTACTAATACCTCCCCATATTGGTGCAATATCAAACCCGGTATCGGCACCAACTGTAGCTTGTAAAGTTGGAAATTCTTTGTTAAATAATTCTGCAATAAGACTACGTTCGTTATCCTTTTGATCGTATTCCACATATAGTTTACGTTCCTCCATTGTAGCATTACGTCCTACAATACTAAAGTTAACCATTCCTGGTCGCTCTTCAATATGATTGCCAGTACGTAAAGGAAAACTACTTTCTTTTAACTTTTCTGTTAGCCAAGATTTAGCATTATGAGGAATAATCCATTCGTTAGTGTAAGTGTTTACTCCTCGTTCCCAAGTGTCGTTCCCGTTACAATTATATACTCGTGCTACTTGATTAAATATATCTTGACCTAGTTGTTCTATAGTTTTATTACTATGGCTTCCTGTTACTAGATATACTTGATTAGCATAGATAAAATCTAAAAAGAATCTTTGGAATTCAGTATCAATACTTCCTCGACTAGGAGTAAGTGTCCCGTCAACATCAAAAATGAATCTTACCAACCTATTTTCTCCCAAGGAACATCTTTGTCACCAAAGTGTCCATATGTACAGTTTTCGCTGTATTTGTTAAAATTAAACAAATCAAATCTATCAATGATTCCTTTAGGACTTAGATCAATTTCGTTTGCAATAAACTTAGCAATACTAGCATTGTGTCCGTTTGAATCAATATAAATGCTAGTAGGTTGTTTAACACCAATAGCATAGCTTAATTGTATATTACACCAGTCTGCCATTTCATCTGCTACTACGTTCTTAGCAATCCAACGTGCTATATAAGCAGCACTACGATCTACCTTCGTAGGGTCCTTTCCAGAAAAAGCGCCACCACCATGAGGAGCGAAGCCCCCATATGTATCGACAATAATCTTTCGTCCTGTAAGTCCTGTATCACCATCTGGCCCACCAATAACAAAATTACCAGTAGGATTAAGATGCCATATAGTATTTTCATCAATTAAATCTCCTAGTTCCTCCATTGCCGCAAGTTTACAAAGATGTCTTGCTTCTTCTACGTTACCTTCTGTATGTTGTGTACTAACAACAATTTGATCAATGCGTTTAACAACACCATCACGTCTAGCACCATTATACTCAACACTTACTTGTGATTTTGCATCAGGGCCTAGTATACTTCCACGCTTTGTTTTTAAGTTTTTTAACACTGCATGGCTGTAATGAATAGGCGCTGGCATCATACTAGGAGTATGGTTGCATGCATAACCAAACATTAGGCCTTGATCTCCTGCACCAAAGTCGTCTGTACCTAATCCAATATCGCCACTTTGTGCATGTAACTTATTAAATACTGCAAGTTGTTCATGATGAAATCCTTCTTGCTCGTATCCAATTTCTTTAACTTTGGCTCTTACAATATCTTCTACATCGTAAAGACTTAGGTTAAAGTTTTTAACTTCTCCTGCTAGTGTTACGTGATTAGTTGTTACTAATGTTTCAACTGCTACTCGAGTTGTTTCGTCGCCGTTTTTTAATCCAGCATCTACTAATGCATCACTTATTTGATCGGCAACTTTATCAGGATGCCCATCACTTACTGATTCACTTGTAAAGACATATTTATTCACAGACTCTTCTCCTTAAATCGCTTGTACTAAAGCGGTGATCTCTCTTGTTAAAATGTAATTCAATTTCTCTACTACGACAGATATCTTTGCCAGTAAAGTCCTTGTCTCTATATTCTTCCCCTAGTACTCGAATATTAATAGGATACATTTGTAAAATATCTTCTAAGTCTTGTTCGGTACTATAAGGAATAATCTCGTCTACGTACCCTATTGCTTTAAGTTGAGTATAACGTTCAACACAAGTTTGTATAGGTGCGTTCTTTTCTTTTCTATCTACACTTGGATCCATTTGTAATCCTACTAGTAAGTAGTCACAACATTCTTTAGCTTCACGTAACATAATTACATGTCCTGCGTGAAGTAAATCAAACGTGCTACAAGTAAATCCTACTTTCAATGTTTTCTCTTTCCATCAAATACACATACAAAATAAACTCCAAGCGGTCCTGCATGAACTCGATGAAAAACACCGTCCTCAATTAGTGCTATGTCACCTTCTCTAAATTTGATAACTTTGTCATTAAGTTCTAATCTACCACTTCCTCTAACAAAATAATAAACTTCTTCTTGCCCTTTGTGTTTGTGGCCGCTAGTACTTTTCATTGGCTGTAGTTCTGTACTACTTACTACTAAGTTTTTTAGTGTAGTATTGTCTTTAACAACATATCTATCATCTTCTTTAGCAACTTCTCCACCAATATCTTTAATATTAAGGCTCATTACATTATCTCCTTTAGTTCCCGCAACTTTTCAATTATTTCTTCAATAGTATTTAGGTCCTGTTCGTTCTCTGTATCAATTTCTATCTCTAGTTTGATCTTCATCTTATTCACCAAAGTCAAACAAACTAGTAAATGTATTGTGACGCTTAGTATCTTCTAATGGATAGTCTAGCACACCGATCAAGTTGTCTAGTTTGTTATCAATAATAGTTTCTGCCATTGCTCCGTCATCAAACGGAAGTTCTTTGAACCAGTCAGGTATATGTAACTCATCTGTTGGATAAGCTACACTTGTGTAACCTAGTGGATTTTGTTTTAGTTTACATACAATAACCTTCATGCCGTCAACAACCTCTTGCGAGTACTTGTCACCGTTCATACGTTTAAGCGTATTCCAATTAATACTTGCTCGTACATGCCCAGGCATGTTAGCTTTACCTTGCTTCTCTTCTAAGCGGCGATAGTGGCCAACTTTGTTTGCACGTTTCGGACTACCTTTTTCGTATCCAGGCCGTTCACTAAACTCTTTACGGAATACAGTAATACGTTCTAATACTTCTTTTTGTGGAACGTCGGTAAGTACCATAAGTAAGATCTCACTTAAAAACTCTTGCATAAACACTGGAGTATCACTTCTACGAAGGTCTAAGCCCATTGCTTTAACTTTGCCAGGCTTACCATCTACATCGCTTCTAAATCCTTCAATGTCGTATACTAGTGCTGCATAACGCTTCTTAGTAATAAACAATCCTGACTGTGCGACAATCTCACGTCCAGCTGCAATAACATCACTACGACTCTTTGGACAATGGAATGCTGTTTGCATCATTTCTGGAAACGTTACGTTTGCAGCTTCACATACTTGGTCGTAAAGAGTAATTACATTTTCTTTACTCCAGGGAATTTTACCTGCTTCAATATCGTTTTTAAGAATTGGCCAAGCACTAAAATAACAAGAGTCAGTATCACCGTAGATCATTGCATCACCAGTGTGATCATAAACACCTGTAATAGTCTTATTGACTTCTGCACTCATGTGCTTAACAATTGTACGTCCTGTAAGTGTAGTACTTTGTCCAATACGTTTGTCAAAGAATCTACATCCTGGATTAAGAATAGCACCATACAAACTGTTCAAGTTAATCTTCTTAACTAACTGACGTTTATCCCAATACTCAACTTCAATTGCATTACCGGCATCCTTTGCTTTTTTTAGATTCTTCTGTAAATCTTTACGTTCGCTGTACCAACGCTTTAGGATACCTGGAATAACACCTTCAAATTCTGTAGTAAAGATAGTACCGTTAGCACTAATCATCCATGGATTATTACTGTCAAATATTAGTTTAAATATTTCTGCGCCACTCATTATCTTTGACTGACCATTTTCAAAGTCTACAGTAAGTGAAATGTCCTTGCGTTGTTCCATAACTGCATCGTATTCTTCAGTAGCAAAGCGTCCTTCCCAACTACCCGCAAAGCTCTTTTTCTTTAAGAACATGTCTTCGTGTACACGAGCGTCACTAATCTCAGGACGGATTTGTCCTACAACAGTTTCAGGTGCCATGTTTAATGCACGAATCACTGAAGGATATAGTGAATTTAAATCCATTGAGCCAATCCACTTGTGCAATCCTTTTTTAGGAAAAGCAACATATGCTCCTGCCGCCTGTGTAGCTTCGTCATCACGCTTTTGACGATTAGGCACTTGCAACCCTCTGTGATGTGCTTCGTTCACAATTGCTTGTTCTGTAACTGCCACAGCACCCATTGTAGTTTGTAGCATAACAGTATTAGCATGTGCTAATTCGTTACTAAGATCAATAAAGCGAAGCTTCTTATCCAACTTGTCAAGTAGTGCAGTATCTTGAATGTTATATTCAATAAACTTTCGGAAGTCATTATTGTATAGTGCGTCAAGTGTTCCTTCATACGGAACTTTGTTTTCGCCTACTTCAATTTCACCGATAGCATCTAATCGATATGTATGACGCTCTTCATAAGTGTACTTACGATACAAGTTCAAACTATCCAAGTGTACACGCCCAACTAGGTCAAACGTTTCACTTTCCTTGCCAAACTTTTCGTACATACGCTTCTTAGGAAGTTGTCCCCACAAGCAGAATCTACGTGTGTCATCTTTGCTTAGTACACGACTAGTTCTGTTAACAATGTACGGAATATCATATCCTTCACTATTCCAGCCTGACAAGATATCAGCATCTTCAATTAGCGTTAAGAAAGTGTCAATCATGTCACCTTCTTTTTCAAACAACATTACGTTGTCAATGCCTTCAAGTTCTTTCTTTGCTTCGTCCATAGTAAGTGTCTTAGGTGGAACAGCAATACACACCATTGTGTCTAACCACTGTAGGTACACACTAATACTTGTTATAGGCATAAACGGATCACTAGGATCAGCAAAGCCTCGCTCTGGATCAAAGTCAGTCTCAATATCAAAGAACGCAATGTTTAGCTTAGGTGCATCTTGGTTAAGATAGTTTTCACTTAAACACTGAAAGATTGGATTAATGTCGCTTTCAAACAATTTCTTTGAATTGTTAATTGCAACTTCCTTACGAAAGTCTTTAGTGCTTTTACACACAATACGACTTAGAGGATCACCATATACACTTTTATACTTGCCTCGTTGGTCTTCAAAATAGAAAGTATACTTTACTGGGTATTCAGTAAAACTTCTCTTTCCATCTTTTCGTTCAACAGCTCTAATAATATCTGCGTCACGATCAAAAAATGCATCTACATAACTCATTTAGTAATCCTATAAAAATAGTTGAATGATAGCAATTGTATTCATAATAACAAACCAGCTACATAATACTATCACAAATGCTGCCTTTCTAATAATGGCACTACACACACCTAATACTGAACCTATTAAGTACATAGGAATAAATATTTTTGTTGCAGGATCTAATACAGTAAAGGTTAGAACAGCACTTGCAGATATTAAGAACATTGCTTCTACTAATTCACAATAAAATGCTACAGGACTAAGTTTATAGCTATCTTTAAAAAATGTTATAATACTATTCAAACCTACTTGTCCTTACCAACGGTAACAATTAAAGTTTCTAAATCATCAAATGCATCTGCATGATTTGCCCAGTCACCTTTTTGGGCAATTTTAATTGCTTTGTTAATAAGACCTGGTTTGATATCTAATTCTTCTGCTACTGCTTTAACTGTTTCTCTGAGGCCTTCTTGTAGATCCTCTACTTCTTGTAAAACAGTTACACCTTCGTTAACAAGGCGTTCTAGTTTAGCTTTTTCTTCTGCACCATAGGTACGGTCACTCATAAGTATGTCTCCTTTGTGTTCATATACTACTATGTATTATACTAGAAGATTAACTAAAAGTCAAGTGTTTTTTTATTATTATTTTAAAGAATTATAAGAGGAAAGTATGTTCTTAAGATAAATTTTGTTATAAAAATAAATAATTTGTGCTACAGTAAGGCTTCCTTTATTCTTTTTAGCTTCTTTTCTGCAAGCGACTGCTGTCGATTGGGACCATATAATATGAGATTGTTGACCACCATCCTGGGTCCAATTATAGGCATCTTTGTAATGGGTTTTAAAGTCTTCATCAAAGGATATAATAAACTTTTTTAGTTCTCCATTATCTTTCCATTTATTATTTTCATCCATAACTACTATCTCTATTTTTTTGTCACGGCTTTCATTAGACCAGTTGTTTGGATCTTTTTCGCTAGTGCCTGGCAAGTTTAGATACCTTAACCAATTGTCGAGTTGTTTCCTTTTACCATCGTCTATGTCTATCTTCTTCAATGCTGACATTAGATCAACCTTAGTTAGCACCTTGAATTCAACAGATACTTGGGCAAAATGTTTAGGATGTTTAATTGATTCTACGGCTTTTATAAGATCATATGCATTAGCCCCAGGGTTCCAAAACCTATCTTTAATCCAAGCGATAAAATCAACAGGTGTAGGCGGAATGTATTTTTTAATAGTTGCAGCTATATTAACAGCTTCAGCTTTATCTAAGTCAGCAATATCTCCGAAATCTTGTTTTGTCAATGGCATACTATCAGAGGGGTTACTGCTCATAGAAAGAGGAGCCTGTGATGTTGCTGTTCCTCTCATAACTTGCAGATGCCTCCCCCAAAAGGTTCTATAACTTTCAGTTACATTACTACCAAGCTCTGCATCTTTAAGTCTCCAACTAGGTCCTATAGTAATGCCTAGTTTTGCAAAAACTTTTCTAGTCAATGAAGATGATACGTCCTCTGCATATGGACCTTCAATGTCTAAATTAGATTCAAGCTGAACATCAAGTTGCCAAGATTCCATCGTTACAAAATGAGGGTTTAAAATAAGACTTTTATAGTATCTTTTTAATCTACTTATCATTGTATTATCAACTCTTTCCTTACCCCAATCTACTTTATTACCTAAATGAAAGAGTAACATCCATGCGTCTTCACTAAATATTTTTTGTTGCCAGTTTTTTGTAGCAGGTGATTTTGACTTTGGCTTTTGATTAGGATCAGTAATTTTTAATGGCTTACCATCAGGACCTAATTTAGGTTTTGCATTAGGATCAGTAATTTTTAATGGCTTACCATCAGGACCTAATTTAGGCTTTGCAATAGTATCAGTAGTTTTTAATGGATTACCATTAGGATCCAATTTAGGTTTCTCAATAGTATCAGTAGTTTTTAATGGATTACCATTAGGATCCAATTTAGGCTTTGCAACCTCTGCTTCACCTAATATCTCAAGAACCTTCATTACTTTTTACTCGCTGCCAATTTTCTAAATAATTCTTCTTTAATAGAATTTTTGTTAGAACTTCCTTCTGCATGCATTGCGGCCATATGGGCATTATACTTTTTAGTCCCCTTTTTATGTGGGCTTTTGCCTTCAACTTTTCTCATTGTGCCATTAATTCTACCTTCAATCCATGCTTCAATTTTAGAAATTCGATCAGCTAAATCTTCTATTTGAGCCGAAGTACCACCAGGCCCTAAGTCAGGCATTTTTGCTGGATTAGCTCCTCCCATAAGATCTTTCCAACTTTCTTCGCCTACTAGTCTATCCTGTGTAGGGTTACCTGTAGTTCCTGCTGGTTGTGTATTAATAGCATCTTTTGCTTTTAGTTGTCCAGAAGGACCAGTTGCTTGAGATTCATTAATACCTGCTAGTCTAGTAAAACTTGATAAGTCCATATCTAACGGCATGCTACCTTTTTTAACTGTAGCACTTTCGTTGATATAATCTGCGGTTGGCACTGCCTCGGCTGGTGCATTGGCCATTTGCTGTAGTGCAGCTAAATCAGCTTGCGGATTTGAAGGAAATAGTTTCTTCATCTTTGCACTTATATCATAAAAATCGTTACTCATCTTAGACTCCTATTTCTTTTTTATTTTCTTTTTTGAAGCGTGTGTATGGCTTTCAGCTATAACATTAGTCATGCTAGTAATAGGAACGTTTCTTACAACATATTTCTGTCCACAACTAGTAAAAATTGCATCATAGTGTGTAACTGTACCATCTTCTAGCAAAGTATGCTCTCCAGGAATTACAGTACATTCACCATATGTCTTATGTTTAAAACTTTTTGCACAATCATGGTAGATGCCGTCACCTTCTTTAATATCTTTAGGCTTATCATGACTCCAACCTTTTGCTTTCATATCTAAATGATCTTTTTCAACTTTTGCATGCTTGCTTTTGCCTGTCTTAGGATCGTACATCATATGTGGTTTAAATTTTTCTTTAGCGTCCTCTTTAACTTTTTTCTTTTTATGAGGCTTACCACAGCTTTCGCAAATTGCTTTACCACAGTTACAATTACACTTTCCTTCAGAAACTACATCATTTTGAAACTTAACATCATAGTCTAAGTGATGATACACACTTCCAATGTAATCAGCAGCTTTAGTAATCTTTGATTGGACCCAACCTTCTAGTCCTTCTTGTTCGCTAATGTTTTTAAGCATTTCGTGAAGTTTAATAGAGTATTTTGCTAGTTTGTACAGCTCAGCCCTTGCCATCTGTACTTCGTGATCCTGTTCAGCTACTTGAGCTAAATCAGCTAACCCTTCCTTAATTGAAGATTTTTTCTTTTTGTTAATCGGCATCATGTTCTCCTTGAAGACGTTCTTACATGTATTTATGTTTTACTAGTCTGCTTCTTCTTTATTTTAGTATTACCGCCAAGTAAGTTATCTTGATCTAATGCGTTTATCATAGTACCGTTTGCATTATACAAACTACTACGTCTTTGCACTTTGCCTACTCCTGTAGGTGCTACTGATATACTTGCAGATGTTGTTGTTTCATCAACCATTTGATAGTCATCGTCATCGGCTACTTGATAGTCATCAATTTCTTGATTGTATGTTTTTTGAAGTTCTGCTTTTTTAGAAGTTGACATTTTATTAAATGCATCTTTAGCAGCTCTTGGCGAGTCAAATCCCATTCTTTTTGCAATATCTCGATTTCTTTTCTTATAATATGCATCATTAGCAGCATTAGCCTTGTCTGCAGGTGCAACAGTGTTTACTTTCCAGTCATCATCGCCTGCTTGTTTTCTAGTAACCCAGTTACCCTTAGTGTCTTTTGAATATTCGCTGTCACCCTTCATATGGTCACCGCCTATTTTAAATCCTTGTAATTGTAGATTACGTATAGCAATTTCTCTGGATCCTATAGTTCCAGGAATTTCATTTGGCAATGCTTTACGATTCCAAATAACATTACCGTCTGCTGATACTGGAAAATATTCAATACCTTTAGGACCTTGCACTTTACCTGTCTTTTGATCTAAGATTTTATATACGCCATGACTACCAGTACCCTTTTGCTTTGTAGGATTAGTCTTCTTTGACAAATTCATATTTGGCATATTCGGCATATCCGGCATATCTGGCATATCTAAGTCTGGCATATCTAAGTCTGGCATATCTAAATTTGTTATTTCAAAAATTTTCATCTTATTTTCCTTACTTTTTCTTTTTTAATTTTTTATTAAATTTTTTAATTTTTTTACCAAGTTCATTGTAACCTTTTTGTAATAACGGCCCTGCAAGAGCTGTATAAGGAGCTAATCTAGCACCAGCTTGAACTGCAGCCGGTATAATCCATTCGTCTATACTTTCTTGTCCTTGTGACAATCTTTTAGCTATAGCGTCTAATTCATCTTCACCAGGTACTCTTTTGTATACATTTCCTATTGATTCACTGGATCCTATAATTTTATCGTTAAGATAAACCTTAAACCTTGGTACAGAGGCTTTAGATTTTGAATATACTTTTTTTATTGAATCTTTAAAAGAATCTATTTTTTCCTGTAATGTTCCAGGTAAAGTAGATATATCAAACACCTTACCGTTGTCTAGTTTTACAATTAATTTATCTAATGATTCAGCTAAGTTTTCGTCTATGCCTACCATTTTGTCATTTACAGCACTTCTTTTTATAAGTTTGAACACGTCTGCATTTTTTATACTTCTATCTGCTTTAGATATAGTTTTAGCATTAATAAAACCAGTTCCTTGTGATAACTTTTCTACCATAGCACTATATAATCGTGTGCGTGAAAAACCTTGTTCTTTACTTGCACTAAATTCTATAGCATCAATTTCATCGTGTTGGTTTATAAATTGTTTTATATGATTGACTACTGCACCAAATATTGTACTTGCATCTCCAGTACCGGTTTTCTTAGTAGTCATATTGACTTCAAATGTTATATCTACACCAGATAGAGGAAAGCCTCCAGCATCGACAACTTCAAAGTAATATTGAATCCCTACTTCTTTATTACCAATGTTTGCCTTATATGCTTCACCGTCACCTTGGGTCATTTCATCATCTATTTCCCAATCAACCTGTGTATCAAATGATTCTTTAACTGGTTGTTTTAATTTATTTGCATCTACTAACCACACTTTGGCTTCTCCGTGTGTATTCATAAGTCCTATTAGCCTAGTATTACCAGCAACTAGATCGTAAGATCCATTTGGTTGTTTAATTACTATAGGCATTTCAATAGTACCTGCATCCATTGCTCTTTTAAATCTTTCAACTTTTTTTGGTTCTAACTCATCCAAGGACTCACTGCCATCAGCACCAGTATTGCCAATCTTCTTTACGTTATTATTATTTACAGTTATTGTTTTACCAGTCTTGGCAAGTTTTCTCCATCCTTCGCGGCCTAGTTTTCTTATGTACGGATAACGATTTGCTTCTTCCCATTCTGCATCAAACTGTGGTTCTACATAAGCAACATCTTCCGTTACAACTGTGCTTTCGCCTACGTAGGCTTTGATTGTTTTGATACCTTGATACTTATATGCTTGAAGTCTATGATTTCCATCTAACAGATATCCATCGTCGCCTATTACTACAGGTGGAAATTTTGTAGTGTCTGCTTTTTTATATTTTTCAATATTGGCCTGACTCATTCCATCGCTTTTTACTGCTGTTGGTATCTTATCAACTTGTATATCTTTAAGTGTAAACCCCTTATGAGATAGAACATATTTTGACC